TAGTTGTTAAACGTACTATTAATAGTGTAACCAGACGTTTTGTAGAATTTTTATCGTTATCAGATTTTGGTTCAGATGTTACCGATGCTTTTTTTGTTGATAGCGGATTAACCTATTCTGGTTCTAGTGCATCAACAATAAGTGGATTAGATCATTTAGTTGGCCAAACCGTTTCTGTTTTAGAAGAAGGATCAGCGCATCCTACAAAAACTGTAGCATCTGGCGCCATAACATTAGACAGGGCTACTACTAAAGCGCATGTAGGGTTAGGTTATACGTCAACATTAGAAACGCCTCGTATGGAAGTGCCAATGGCTACAGGAACTATACAAGGTAAGATTAAAAAGATTTACAATGTAACTGTTAGATTTTTTAGAACAGTTGGAGCTTCAGTTGGTACACGTTCCGATAATTTAGATGTAATACCATTTAGAGACAGTTCGGATGCAATGGACACAGCGGTGCCATTATTTACAGGCGATAAAAATATTGAAGCGCAACCTAATTGGGACACAGAAGGCAGTATTATAGTTGAGCAATCACAACCATTACCAATGACGATTGTAAGTATATACGCTTCTGTAGACATACAAAATAAATGAAGATTGTTCCGTTTATACCAGAACATGCTACCGATATAATACATAACAAAAAATTATCATTAGGCACATTATATCCAAAGCATGAATGGAAAGAGCATATACAAAAAGCTGCACATTTTGATGGATGGACAGGTTTAGACAATGGACACATTGTTGGTTGTGCCGGGATAATACCATTATGGGAAGGTGTTGGCGAAGCGTGGTTTATTGGTGCGGATCGCATACAAAAACATACATTGAGCGCTGTACGATTTGTAAAGCAAGTGTTTAAAGAAAAGCAAGACGAAGGCGATTACATACGATTGCACGCCAATGTTCGTGCCGATTGGCCAGAAGCAATTAAGTTTGCCAAGCTAGTAGGATTTCATAAAGAAGGTTACATGAAAAAGTTTGGCCCAGATGGGTTAGACTATTACGTTATGGGAAGGATTAAATAATGGGGCCAGAAGTAGCAATAGGAATGCAATTAGCAGGAACAGCAGTATCTGCAATGGGTTCTATGTCAGCAGGTAAAGGCGCTAAACGTGCTGCTGAATTTAATGCACAAGTTGCTGAACGTAATGCTAAAACAGCAGAAATAAAAGCAGAAAATATACAAAGAACAACAGCGTGGAGTATTCAAGATAGTCGTAAAGAATTTAGAAAATTAAACGATGCAACACAAATGGCGTATCGTGGTAATGGTTGGTTAGCAACAAGTGGTACACCTTTAAAAAAAGCTTTAGCTAATGCTATGATGTTTGAAGAAGATATTGTTGTGCAAAAACATAAAGCTAATGTTGCGTCATTAGAACAAGAAGAAATAGCTACTAATGAACGTATGCGTGGCAGTTTAGAAAGAATGAAGGGTAAAATTGCTATGCGAACAGCAAGAGCGCAAGCATTTGGCACTTTATTGTCTAACGCAGGATCTGCTTATACTACTTATAAAACAGCTTAATTTTACAGGACAACGCAATGAAAGTACCTACATATAAAAAGCAAGCATCTTTTACTCCTGAAACAGGAGGTAGAATGTTAAGCGTGCAAGCAGATGCTAATGTTTTTTCAGCACCAGGGCGTGCAGCAGCGCAAGGCGGACAACAATTATTTAATGCTGGATTGCAATGGTATGGACATGAGTTAAAACTAAAACGTGCTAGTGAAGTGTCTAGTAACGATCAACTGTATCAAGTTAATAGTGCAAAAATAAAAAATGAATTATTGTTAGGAGATCCAGAAAATAATATTGCGCCTTGGAACCCTGCTACTGTGCAAGATGAATTTAAAAATCGCACAAAAATATTACGAGATTCTTTAGGTTTTAACATTCAAGATAAAGTAGTTAAAACACGTTTTTTATCAGCAGCCCAAACACGGGATGTAACTAATTCTTTAGAAGTAATGAAAATTTCAAGAGCGCAATTAATTGATCAACGTCTTGGTGAATTAATTACAGAAGAAAATATGTTGTTAGAAGATTTAGCAAAATATCAACCAGGCACAATAGCTTATGAAGAAGCCTATACAAAGTATTTTGGACAAGAAGGATCTAGTGGAACAACAGAAACAATAGTAGATCCTATTTTGGGTGGAAAGCATGTAAGAGTTCTTACAAAAGGACAACCACAAATATTAGGGCATTGGGAAAAAGCTGCAGAAATGGGTTTAATTTCACAAGAAGAAGTAGCTAAAAAATATATAAAAGCAGGAGAAACTGTAGCTTTAACAACTTTAAAAGGACATATAGCAGCCGCAGGTTCAGAAGAAGATTTAAAACAAGTATTAAATAATATACAAGACCCAACTAAAAGAGCAGAACTGTATCCTAATTTATCAGAAGCTGATGTTAATTATCAAACAACTAAATTGCAAAAAGCTATTGAAATAAAATTACGAGAAGATGAAAGAGATGACAGAAATGCCCGTCAAGAAGCAGATAGAAATGAAAAAATAAATTGGCGCAAAAATGCTACAAAATATACAACACTAATTGATAAACATCAATCTGATCCTGAAAACAATCCACCTGTTTCACAAAGCGAATTGTTAATATCGTATGAAAATAATGATCTTAAAGAATCAACTTATAATTCTTTAATAGCAAGAATTTCAAACAGCGATGCTTTATCTACAAATACTGCAAAATATGCAGATACTATAACTATGATAAAAGATGCACAAAATGAAGATGATTTAGATGCGGTGTATGATTATATTAATAGTGGTTTAGGTGTAAATGGTTGGTTAAGACAATCTGATTATAAAAATTTAGTAAGCATGATTGATCGCAAACAAGAAAATACACCAGAATACAAAATGTATGAGTTTCAAGGAGATATATTAGAAACTACATTAAAACAAACTTTTAATATTAATGATGGCACAGAAGCGCAAAACGAAGAAAATCAAGAAATAATAAATCAAGCAACTATAATGTATGAACGATTAGCTAATCCTGGTAATCCAAATGCTATATCAGGAGAAGAAGCGTATAAAAAAGTTATAGACACATTTACGTTTGGAAGAACAACAGTACCTCCTGTAATTATACCACAACAAAGTATTACAAAAAGGCCTAAATTTTGGACGTTTACAGATGTTAATGCAGCATTAGATGAATTAGGAGCTAATGCTAAAAATTATTCTTCAGATAAAGTAATGGAAGAAGTAAACAAAACAAGAGAAATATTAAGGTATTTAAACAGTTTACATGATGCAGGTCTTTATAACGGGCCAGATGGCAAAGATGATCGTTATGGAAATATTGAAGAACCTGCAGAAGAAATACCAGATAAAAATAAGCTGCAAGAATTAATGGATTTATTAAAGAATATAGACATTCCATCTATAGGCAAAAAAGAATCAGAATTTTAAAAGAAGGTATTAACAATGGATGAAGAATTAGTTGTTAACACTTTTACTCAGGGTAAAAGTGAAGAAACAGATGATGCTTATGCAGATTTTTTTAGTTCAAGAAAAAATCATTATAAGCGAGAAACAATCGGCCCTATGTTAGAAGCAAGAGGATTAGACCCACAGTTAGCTATTGATCCTAATTATACTATTCCGTCTGTAGAACAAGAGCAAGAACAAGAAAAATTAACAGACAAAGTTTTAACACAAGACCCTAATTTTATTGCAGTTTCTAAAGTTTTATGGGAAACAAATCAAGAAGCAGAAGAAAAAAAATTAGCTAAAGACCAAAAATTTTATGGCGCAGAAAATGTTAATATAGAAAACCGTGTTCCTTACAATCCTACTAATTTTAAAACAGCCCCTACAGAAGATAAAGATTGGGGAAAATACGGCATAGAAATGATGGGATTTTTTAATTACAATATACCCCACATGGCTTTAGATACTACTAGATTAGCAGATGCTAAACCGTGGCAACGTGTTGCTTTTTATTACGCAATGTCCGCTTACGATCAACTTGGGGTATCTTGGAATGGAACTAAAAGGTTTTTTAATGGCGTATTAAGAGACCCATCAACGTATATAGGTTTAGGTATTTTAGGTTTAGGAGCAAGGCAAGCAGGCAAAGGATTAGGTAAAGAAGGCATAATGGCTGCAGTAAAACAATTAGCAAAAACAGGTGCTATTACAGGCGTAGAATCAGGTGCATACACAGCTATAGATAATTTTATGAGACAAAAAGCTGCTATAGGTGCAGGCGCTCAAGAAGAATTTGACATTATGGAATTGCTTAAAATGACTGGTTTTGGAACGGCTGCTGGAGTTACATTAGGAACAGCATTGCCTGGAGCAGCAATAGCAGGCAAAAATATTTTAAAAAAAAAAGATAAATTTGACGATTTAACTCCATTATATCATGGTAGTTCAACTCCAGACATTAAAACATTTGATAAAGGAACTATTGGTAGTGCAAATGATCAAGGTTTTTTAGGTAGAGGTTTTTATTTTGCAAGCACTCCTGGAGAAGCTNGTTATTATGGAAAAAATGTAAATGAATATTATAAAAAAGGAAAAATATTTGATTTAAACAAAAAAGAAGGAACTTCATCAGCTTTTATGGGCGGAGAGCAATATATTCAATGGGCTGATAAATTAGAAAAAATAGGTATGTTAGATGATATTAATACTAAAGCATTAGAAATACATAAAAAAGCTGACAAACATATTAAAAATAAAGGTAAATATATGCCATTTCAAAATTCAGATGGAACTGATGGATGGTTGTATAGAATAGAAACTTTTAAAGATGGAATACATTATAAAGACACATATATTGAAAATTATATATCATATGCTGGTAATGTTCCTACTACAAAAAAAGAGGCTTTTGATAATGCCTACGATAGATTTATTTCTGAATTAAGAAATGAAAGCAAATTAATAGATAATAATATATCCCCTGAATTTAAAGGCCTTAACGATTCTGCGGATTATTCTTTTACTGATTATATTAGACAAGGTGGGCGTGGAGATAATGCTGACAAATTAACAAAAGCATTACAAAAAAGGGGTTACAAAGGCGCAACTCTTGGAGATGAAACAGTTATTTTTGAACCAGAAGATATTATAAGATCAGATGAGTTTAAAAAAAAATCTAAATAAATTAAAAAAATAACGGAAAAATTATGGCTATAAATCAATTAAACGCGCAGGAAATTGCTCCTGACGAAAAAACTGGTATGGAAGATGGTACAGTAGAAGAAAATCCATTTGACTTAATAACACCTTCATCTCCACAACCAGAAGAATTTGATATTGCTAATAGTGCAACCAGAAATTTAGGAATATGGGGCAGCAAACAAATAAGTAATTTTTTTTCTGGTGAGTGGATTACAAACCGTTTAGGTGGATCGTTAGTAGATGAAGCTGGACAAAAAGTAAGCCGTGGCAACATATTAGAACAAGCGGAAATAAAACGCAGAGAAAAAGCTAAACGAATAGAAACAGGTGAACCTGTTAAAGATGTTATTACAACTAAAGTAATAGATAGCGATAAAAAACCTTTTAAAGTTGAAAGAATAAATAAAAAAGAATTTGCTATTATAGACACAAAAACAAATAAACCATTAGAAACATTTACTAACCGTAAAGACGCAAATAAAAGATTTCAGGAAATACGGCCTAAACCAGATGTTGAAGAACAGCCAATTTTAGGACAAGCTGCAGAAGATATTGAAACACAACAAATAGTTAATAGTTTTGGCATAGACGAACAAAATACAACTCGTATATTTAATGCTAATGATAAAGATACAGCTACTGTTATAACAAGTTTATTAGAACCTAAACGCACCGATTTAATATCTGGTGGGTTAACAGATTTTAATGCAAAAAATTTACCTAATGAAGATAGTGTAGTTGCAGGCATAGAAGCAACAAGTCAGCGTTATAAAGGCAAAATAACTAAAGAAAATAGAGGAGTTGTTACTCAAGAAGCTCAAAGACAGTTAGCAGAACTAATTGGAATGAGACCTGAAAAATTAACGCAAGCTATTTTGAATAGAAAAATGGGCGGCACTATTAATATTGAAGGCATGGGTTTAGCCGAAACTATGTTGTCTGCAAGAGATTTATTAGTAACAGAAGCTGCTAAATTAGACAAATTAGCAAAAATTGCTAGTGAAGGAGGAAAAGCAGAAAAATTAAATTTTAAAAGACAATTAACTTTAGTAGGTAATTTACAAGCACAAATTAAAGGATCGCAAACAGAAATTGCTAGAGCATTAGGGCAATTTAATATAGCGGCTCGAAATGTTGAAGGTGAAGAAGGCGCTAAACTTATTAATAAAGATTTAACTGGATTAGCAGATGAATTTGGAGGAGAAGAACATTTAGATGCTGCAATATCAGCTTATTTAGATTTGCCTTCAGGAACAGCGCAAAGATTACGATATGCACAAGATATTGGTAAATTTAAAAAATTTACTAATGCTGCTTATGAAGCGTGGATTAATATTTTATTAAGTAGCCCTGTTACACATTTTAGAAATACAGTAGGAACTTTTGTAACAACATTTGCTACAGTTCCTAATACTGCAATAGCAGCAGGTTTTGGATCAGTTCGTAGAAGTTTAACAGGTGCAACAGATGGTGTGCGTTGGGGAGAAGTACAAGCATCTATGTTTGCAGCTATGACGGTGCAAAGAGAAGCATGGCAATTAGCTGGTCGTAGTTTTACTAATCCATCAGACACATCAAGTTTATTAAGCGGTAGTAAAATAGATTATCATAAACAAAGAGAAAATTCGTTTTCTGCGGAAGCGTTTGGCGCATCAGGTCTAACAGGTCAAGCTGTTAATGTTTTAGGTAATGTTGTTACTATAGGTAGAGCGCCTACAAGAGCGTTACAATTTGAAGATGCGTATTGGAAAGTTATGGCTAATCGCATGGAGTTATATAAGTTAGCGTATCGTGATGGATTAACTAAAGGGTTAGATAAAAACCCAGATGCTTTTGCAGAACATATATCAGACTTTCTTATAAATCCTCCTGCTAATGCTATTGATCAAGGAGAGACCGTTGCTAAATATGTAGCGTTACAAGCAGATTTAGGTAAATACGGAAAAACAATAGGTAAAGCAGCGCGTGTTCCTATTATGCGTTGGTTTGTTCCGTTTTTTAAAACACCTGTAAACATGGTAAAATATGTATCTGACCATTCGCCTGTTGGCGCTTTATTGGGTGATACTAAAGCTATGCTAAAAAAAGGTGGTGCTGACGGTGATATGGCAAGAGGTAGAATAGCTATGGGCAGTTCTGTTATGATGGCAGGTATGGCGTTAGCTATGGAAGGTCGTATTACAGGTGGTGGGCCTAGAGATGCTGAAATGCGACAATTTATGATGGACAATGACTGGCGCCCATATTCTATTAAATTTGGCAATACTTATTACAATTATACAGGTGCTGAACCTATGGCAACATTATTCTCTTTGGTTGCTGAAATACACGAAGTTATGGAAACAGGAGAAGCAACTGATGATGAAGCATGGGAAATTGTTGCAGGAGCAGCAGCTTCTATGGGGTATATGTTAACTAATAAAACAATGCTACAAGGCACAGCAACTTTTATGGATGCGGTGCGTGATCCAAGTAAATATGGGCCTAAAGTGTTAGAAGATTTTGCACGAAGCGTTGTGCCTTCTGTAGTTGGTCAAGTAAATCGTACTTATGTAGATGATACAATTCGACATACGCGCAGTTTGTTAGACAGAATAAAATCTCGTACTCCAGTATATAGTAAAACATTACCACCTAGAAGAAATATCTGGGGTAAAAAAATTATGTATGATCCTGCATTAGGGCCAGACATTATATCACCTATTACAATGTCAGCTATAGAAACAAACCCTGTAAATGATGAAATTATACGTTTGCGAACAAATGTATCACCGCATCCAGATAAATTAAAATTATTTAAAAAACATGATGCTATTAAATTAAGCCCAGAAAAAAAAGATTTTTTTGATAAAAGAGCGGGTGAGTTGGCTTTTGAAATATTATCAGAAGAAATGTTAACGCCTAATGGCAAATCTTTAAATAGAGATTGGCAAGAAGGAATAGCTACTAGCCCTGATTGGGGAAATATGAGAATTTTAAAAGCATTTAGAACAGCAAGAAATATTGCACAAAACGAATTAATGGAAAAATATGAAAAAGAATTAGAAGATTATGAAAGAGGTTTAGATCAAAAAGCTGAAGAAGAATTAGAAGCATACCAACAACAAAATCAATAACAATAAGGAAAGACAATGACTGTATCATCGTTAACCACCAAAAATAGTTATTCAGGAGACGCAAGTACTACAACTTTCGCCTATGGATTTAAGATTTTTGCGAGTTCTGAAATTAAAGTATTTATACGTAGTGCTGCAGGCACAGAGACATTAAAGACACTTACGACCCACTACACTCTTACAAACATAGGTAACGCATCAGGCGGTAATGTTGTGTTTGAATCAGGAAGTGTACCAGCTGCTACAGAGACTGTCGTGTTAATAAGAGATACAGCATTAACACAAAGTCTTGATTTAGTGGAAAATGATCCTTTCTTGTCTGGTAGTTTTGAGGATAGCTTAGATAAAGTAACGCACCAAATGATTGAGATACAAGAAGAAGTAGACCGTTCATTTAAAGTATCACAAACAAATACTATCACTTCTGCTGAATTTACCGATAGTGCTGCAACGAGAGCAAGTAAAACACTTGGTTTTGACAGCGATGGTAATTTAACAACAGTTGCAGACTTTTTACCTAAAGGTGGCGATAGCGCACAGTTTACGTACAGCACAACAACAACCGATAGCGACCCAGGTTCAGGTGTTGTAAGGTTTAATAACTCCACTATTGGTAGTGCAACTATTGCGTATATAGATGACTTAGATGCAGCTGGCACAGACGTATCTGCCTGGGTGCAATCGTTTGACGATGTTTCTGGGAATGACACAAATCGTGGTCGCATTCGTGTAAGTAAATCTAATACCCTAGATACTTGGCATGTATTTAAAGTGTCGGGCGCTGTTACGGATGCGTCAGGTTATTCTAAAATAGCGTTAACATATATAGATGGTGCAGGCACATTAGCTAATAACGATAAAGTGTTTATAAGTTTTGTAGCGTCTGGTGAAGATGGCTCAATACCGGGTTACTTTTATAAGTTTGATACAGGAACTTCTAAGGCCGATCCCGGAGCAGGTGAGTTATCATTTAATAATGCAACATATGCTAATGTAACAAAAATATGTATAGATGATGCAGACAGTCATGGTGTAACAACACAAGCTGATACAGCAACATGGGGTAGTTCAACATCAACTATTAAAGGATTTCTACATATTGTAGATATTAACGATGAAACAACGTATGCCAGATTTAAAGTTACGGCTGCGGCATCCGATGAATCAGGTTTTAATGAATTAACTGTTGTGCATTTAGCTTCTAATAATACATTTAGTGCAGCCGATGAATTGTCTGTTCACTTTTCACAAAGTGGTAATGCAGGAGATGCAGCAACTATAGCTGTAAATTCTGTAACAGCCAATACTGTTTCTGCTGGTGGTAGTGCAACAGCTGCTGTAGCAAATGCAGGTAGTTCAAGTGCTGCTAACTTTAACTTTACTTTTGGATTACCAACAGGTGCTACCGGGGCAACTGGGGCTTTAGGAACAAACTCACAATTAGCTATGACATGGAATAGTAGTACATCTGACGCAGACCCCGGAGGCGGTAAAATAGCATTTAATCACGGAACTGTATCAAGTGTATCTATTTTATATGTAGACGATGCTGATGATGCTTCTGCTGATATATCTGGATTTGTGCAATCGTGGGATGATATTAGCAATGCTAATTCAAGAGGTATTGTTACTATAACTAAGGAAGGTACACCAGCAACGTATGCTTTGTTTAAAGTGTCTGGCGCTGTTACAGATGCAAGTGGTTATACTAAAGTTCCTGTAACGCATGTTGTAAGTAACGGATCATTTACAAACAACGATGGCATAGGCGTACATTTTAATTATAGTGGCGCTGATGGAGCTGATGGCGCTGATGGCGATGGCACATTTAATAACTTTACTTTAACAGCAGATAGCGGAAGCAATCAAACTGTTGCTGACGGTAATACAGTCGATATTGCTGGTGGAAATTCTATAACGACAGTTGTAGGAGCAACAGACACCGTAACTATTAATGCTGATGATGGAACTGCAAGTGCAAAAGGCGCAGTTATTGTAGCAGGTAATGCACCAGCTAGTATTGGATATAGTTCTGGAACAGCTACAGTAAGTATAGCCGATAGTGCTGCAAGTACAAAAGGTGCTGTAATAGTAGCAGGTACATCTCCAGTAAGTGTTGGTTATTCAAGTGGAACAGCTACCGTAGCAGTAGCCGATGCAAGTACTAGCGCAAAAGGTATAGCATCATTTGCTAGTGCAGACTTTGCCGTATCTTCTGGAGCAGTAACACTAGAAGCGGCAGTTCCTAAAACAGATGAAACAAACATTTATACTGCGCCACAACGTAATGCTTTGACGGCAGATAATGACGGCTCGTTTGACATGAACGCTAACAATAATTTTAAATGCACTCCTGCTGGAAATTTAGCTATAACTTTTACTAATCATGCAGATGGTCAATCTGGATACATATTGTTAATCAATAGTGGTGGTCATACACTAAGTTTACATGCAAACACTAAAGGTTCTGCTACTACAGCGGCAACTTTAACTACGGCAGGAACGTATCTAGTTAGTTATCTCTCAGATGGAACAAATGCTTATTTAACAAATAGTGTGGTGTATGCGTAATGAGTTTATTACAAAATAGCAATGCTATACCTACAGCAGGTGCAACTGATTTCTATGAGCATCAAATAGCTAATTCAGTTAGAATGGTTGCTCCTAGTAGTACGTCATCAAGTAATGCTAGATTAACACAAACATTTAGTACAGTTGATTCTAATGTGCATTTTACTTTAAACTTTTGGATTAAAAGATCAGCAATAGAAGGAAACAATCCAGTTTCAAGTGCAAGACCATTAACAGTATTTACTCCTAGAAGTAGTACAAGCGGTTCTGTTTTACATGAATTTCAATTTGGTGCTACTGGTTCTTATGGAGCAGGAGATGCTTTTGCTATAACTAATACAAATAGTGGTACATATATTTTATCTACTAATAATTTATTTCGTGATACTGCTGCATGGTACAATATCCATATACAAGCAGACCTTGATAATGGAACAGCTAGTGAAAAATTAAAAATATTTGTAAATGGCACAGAAGCATCTTACAATGTAGATAATAGAAGTTCATATTCTTCTATGGCAGGTATTGTAGCAGGTGCTTGGACAATAGGAGATTATTATAATTATGGTTATCCTATTCAAAGTTACCTTGCACAATGGGCGTATGTTGACGGAAGCACATTAGCTCCTACTGTTTTTGCAGAAGAAAAAAATGGAGTTTGGATTCCTAAAGATTTAAGTAGTGGTATTACTTGGGGAAGTGCAGGACATTTATTAATGTTTCAAGATTCTAGTGCTTTAGGTGATGATACAAGTGGAGAAGGAAACGATTGGACTAGCTCTAATCTTTCTGCACACGATCAAATGTTAGATAGTCCTACCTTTGGAAGTTCTAGTTCTGGCAATTTTCCTACATTAAATCCTTTATTTCCACATGAAGATATGACATTTTCCGAAGGTAATTTAAAACATTCAACAAGTACCAATAATAGAGGTGTTATGTGTAACATAGCAATACCCAAGACTGGTAAGTGGTATTGGGAACATCTTTCAGTTGCATTTCATAATCCTGGTGGTAATGAAACTCATAATGTTGGTGTTAATATTGCATCAGTTGATATAGATGGAAGTGATAGAGGTGGTAGAAGTACGGGTATTACTTATGCTTCTTATAATGGTGGGAAATCTGTTGAAGCTGATTCTACTGCATCCTATGGAACTGGGTGGGCAGAAGGTGATATTGTTGGAGTTGAGTTTGATGCTGATAATGGAACAATTAATTTTAGTAAAAATGGTAGTTGGCAAGGTGATATATCTTTAACTACTGCTCAACAGGCAAAAGAATGGTTTCCATTTGTAGGAATGGGTGGTGCATCAAATCAAGAAATAGGTATATTTAATTTTGGACAAGACAGTTCTTTTGCTGGTGAAAAAACAGCACAAGGAAATGCTGACGAAAATGGATATGGAGATTTTTATTATTCTCCTCCTTCTGGAGTATTAGCATTAAATTCCGCCAACCTTCCAACAGCAGATGCAATTTCACCTGCCGAAACTGACGACAATTATCCACAAAAATTGTTTAATACTAAACTATACACAGGAACAGGCTCTTCTAATGCATTAACAGGAGTAGGGTTTAAACCAGATTGGACATGGATTAAAGAAAGAGGTGGTGCTAATGACCATAAACTTACAGACTCAACAAGAGGAGTTACTAAAGCTATAGAGTCTAATACACAAGTAGCACAAACAACAGATTCAAATGGTTTAACAGCTTTTGGAACTGATGGTTTTACTGTAGGTTCTGATGCTGTTTATAATAATAGTTCTGATACTTATGTAGCTTGGAATTGGAGAGCCAATGGTGGGACTACAGCTAGTAATGGTAATGGAGATATAGCTAGTGTAACACAAGCTGACCCTTCTGGTGGTTTTTCTATAGTTACTTATACAGGTTCTGGAACAGCAGGAGATACAATAGGACATGGATTATCAACAACACCAGACATGATTATGATAAAGAATAGAAGTTCAGTTGATTCGTGGGCAGTATATTCTTCATCTCTTGGTAATACAATTCATCTTGCATTAGATACTAATGCTGCTCAAGTAACAAGTAGTGCATATTGGAATAGTACAAGTCCAACAAGTTCAGTTTTTACAGTAGGAACTGGTGATGCACTAAATCAAAATACTAAAAATTATGTAGCTTATTGTTTTGCTAATATAGAAGGTTATATTAAAGCAGGATCATACAATTCTAATACTGAAGCTTCAGATAATGCCTTCGTCTATACTGGATTCAGACCAGCATTTTTGCTAGTGAAAGCCACAGGATCAGGTCATTGGCAACTAATTGACAATAAAAGAAATGGATTTAATCCACAACCAGAATCATTAGATGCAGATAGGTCTAATGCTTCTCGTACAAATGCAACAGATTTTGCAGACCTGTTAGCTAATGGTTTTAAGATACGCACAGATAATCAAGTTTTGGGAGAGGCAGCTCAAAACCCTTATGTGTACTTAGCAATAGCTGAAAACCCGTTTGCTTTTGCTACAGCTAGGTGATTAATTAATAAAGGAGAACAACATGTGGGCTAAACTAAATGATGCAGAAGATACCATAGAGGAGTTGATTCAACATCCAAAGACTATGGTCATTAGTGGCACAACATACCCAAGACAGATGTTTCAATGGAGTACAAGTGAATTAAAAGCAGTAGGTATAGTACCAGTTACAACAAGTGGTACATCTCTTAATAGTGCTTATTACATAGAAGTAGATGAAGCATTTGCTATAGCAAGTGATAAGAATAGTGTTGTTAGAACTATTGGAGTTAAAGCCGCTGACAGAAAACTTACTGATACTAATGAAGTAGATGAAGATGGTGATCCTCTTTTAGATGATGATGGTGTGCAAGTTGTTACATTAGGATTAAAATCTAATGCTAAAAACAAAGCAACTACACAAGCTAATGGGTATTTACAAGGTTTTGACTGGTTAATACAACGTAAAGTTACTGCTGATACAGCTATACCTTCAGCCGTAGTTACTTACATGGCGGCAATTCGCAAAGATTGTAATGACATTCAAAGCGCCTTAGATGGAGCTTCAGACCTAGATGCGTTTATTGCATTGCACAATGACACTTATAAAACTGTAGATGACGAACAAGTTGTAGATGTTGTGGCCCGTGTCAACAGATGGACAGACGATAGCGGAGTTAAAGCATACAGACGATGAAACAACTATCATACTTTTTGCTAACCGCTGTCATGGCGGTTTTTTTATGTGTAAATGCTTGGGCGCAAAGTAATACTTCGTCTACCGTTGCCTCAACTGTAACAGTAGATAAAGCCCCTGCTATGGCAAGTTCTGGCCCAAACATTATGGTCAATCAATCTGATTCTTGTATGGTGAGTTATGGTGCTGGTGGAATATCCACAAGTCTCTTTGGTTTAGCTGCTGGTGGTGTAAAAATTGATGAAGCATGTTCTGTAAGAAAATCAGTTAAACTATTGTTTTCACTAGGTTTAAAGGTCGCAAGTGTTAGCCTTTTGTGTCATAGCAGTAGAGATGTGTTTATGGCGATGTATAGAGCTGGAAGTTACTGCCCTGCTAACACAGGAGAGAAAGCGGTAATTGGTATTGCTGCAAAAGAATATTGGGATAACCACCCAGAAGAAATACCAGGATATGTTAAACCTGTAGAGGAAATTTCAGATGAAGAACTTACTGGTATTGGTATTGGTGGTTTGCTGTTCTTGCTTTTACTCCTTTGATTCATTTGGACAGATGCAAGATGAAGGCAGTACTACAGAAACAACAGTAGAAACAGAAGATCTTGGTGAAGGTCATATAGATACGTACACAGAAGTAACAACTACAATAGAACATGCTACAACGGGTAATATATTAGATATTACTAATGATGTTGTAGGTGCTAACAAGGCTGGAACGCTAGAAATTGACTGGGGAGGCGCTGGCCCCATAAGCGGAATGGTTGATTGCACAGAGTTTTTTGGAGAAGATACCGGGAAGTGTGGGCTATCAAACGGAAGTCAACTAACTACATTCCAACAGTACATTGACCTACCTTTTACAATAAACGATGGCGGACAGATTGCCTGGGGATTAGATTTTCATTTTAAACAGAACAACACGACAGGATATTTTGAAACTAAAGGATATAATAACGGTGTTGAGCAATGGGTTACAAACCAGATTGCATTAGAAGATACAGGAGCGCCAGCCTATTATAGTGGTACACATGATTTTGCAGGAGGTTTAGATCGTGTCTTTATTTCTGTAGGTGGATACAATCAGTATTACGTAGACAATGTAAGTTACACGATTAATTACAATCAGATATCTACAATTACTAATACGTGGATGGAGGTAGTTCAACCTCTTATAGAATACAATAGTATTATGAGTGAAGAAGAATTTCAATCTTTGCCTGTTGAGCAACAAGAACAATTAGATATTGAGATGCAGCAGTTTGATGTTGTTACAACAATTAATGTTCCTGATGCTTATGAACCAGAGATTATTCAAGTAGATATACAAATTCCAGAAATAGCTGCACCAGAAGCGCTAGTAGAAATTATGGAAACAGTTGATACCTATGTATCAGAAATTGATAATATTACTGTTGATACTCCTGTTGAAATAGAAATAGAAACAACACCAGTAAATGTAGAATCTGTAGCCGTCATAGAAGAGCCTATAGAAACAGTAATAGAAATTAATGAACCATCTACCACGGAAGAAGTTAAAGTTGTTGAGGAGCCTTCTACGGAGGCAGAACCAGAGCCTAAAGTTGTTGAGGCTAAACCAGAACCAGAGCCAGAACCTGAAATAGCAGAAGCTAAACCAGAGCCTGAACCTGAACCTGAAACTAAGGAGGTTGTTAAAGATGAAGAAATATCCGAAAAGCCCAAGCCCAAAACCGTTAAAAGCAAAGAAGAAGAAAAGCCCAAGCAAACCGAAACCGCAGAAAAGAAAGTATTAAAATCTGTTGAAGAAAGAAAGCAAGCAAAAGCAGAAAAAATTATTTCTAATTTAAAGGGAGATAACTTTGATGTCGTTAATCAAACTGCAACTCTTGCTATTATAAATGCTTTAGGAAGCAACATAGATAATTATCAGAACCAAACTTTTGAAGATGCTGTTGCTTGGTATGAAGAAAAACAAATTTACACAGACTTATATATTACAGATCCATTAGGCCAATACATAGGTCTCATAGATGGAGTGGTAATGGAACGTATGATCGAGGCACAATATGAGTGAGTTACATTTTGCAGGAATTACTTTTAAAGGAGGAAAACTCCTAGGTATAATAGTTGCTTTAAGTACGCTGATTAGCGGTAGTTATGGCGTATTTATTGTGTACAAAGATTATATGGACATGAAAGAAATTATGCTAAACTATACGGCTCCAGATTTATCTTCAATACAAGAACAAATATCAGTAACTGATGAACGTATTAACAGTTTAGAAAGCATAGTTAAAACACAATTAGAAGCTATTACTATAGAAGTAGGAGCTTTAAAAGATGTAGCTGGTACAGCGTTAGATGATGCCAGATCTATTAAATCAGAGATAAGAGAGGATCTACATACCGTCCTTGATGAAATTGCTGTGTCTGATAAAAGAGTAAGAGAAGTTAGCCAAGAGCTAAGACTAAGTATTAGAAATTCCGAGAACACTATTAGAAATATCATAGCTAATAATGCTACTCGAATATCAAATTTGGTTGACGCAAGTAGCACAAGATTTGCTGCAGCACGCACCCAGATAGAGAGCGACTTTGTTCGCAAAAGCGAAGCCATAGACACAAAGCTACTTGAGATGGAATCTCGCATTAACAAAACATTAGAGCGCTATTTCAAGAACCCGCTTTTAAAGGAATAAAAAATGGCAAGACCTAAGAGTATAAATACTGTAAGTGCAGAACTATTAGAATTATCAACACGATTTAAGTCGCATGAATATCTTTGCGAACAATCGCATATTGAAGTGAAGTTTCAATTAAGAAGATTGGAATGGATCGTAATAGGTACAAGCGGAAGTATTATTGCAGGGTTGTGTGCCATTGTTTATGGACTTGTAATTTAATAATGGGAGAAAAAATATGGATATGATTGTTGGATTTTTTAATTCTGGGCCTGGTTGGATAGCAGCCGTAACGGGTATAGTTACAGCTTGCACAGCAGTTACAGCATTAACACCCACACAAAGCGATGATAAAATTATTAATTTTGTTTTAAAAATACTTAATCTTTTATCAGGAAACATAGGTAAAAATCGTAATAAAGACGATCAGTAATGGGCTGGTTGTCAGCATTAGGAGGCATAGCCAAACTAGCAAGTAAGCTGTTTGGCTTTATGCTTATGCGTAAAGCAGTACAAGCAGACGTAATGAAGGATCAATTAGATGACTTACATCTTAAAAACGAAGTTACTAAGCAGATTAATGCTACTAGCGTTGTTAATAAACGTAAGCGGCTGTCTAAGTATGTCAAGCGGAAATAAAGGTTACTGCTTAATAGCATCGCCTATTAATCCTACTGAATCAGATATAGAAGTTATTTCTGATGATTTGGTTGATGACTTGTTAGTACATAATGAAATTTATGATCGGCTATGCGAATGACTTATGAATATAAATGTGAACTTATTAGAGTAGTGGATGGAGATACAATTAAAATATCTGTGTCATTAGGTTTTTCTGTTTGGTTGCGAAATGAAACATTACGTCTTAATGGTATAGATACCTGTGAGTCTAGAATAAATCTAAAAAGATTTCCTGAAAGAACCTCTGAAAAAGAAAGAGGTTTAGCAGCTAAAGCCCGTCTTAAAGAATTGCTTCCTAAACAATTTATTATAAGAACTATGAAAAAATCCACAGGAAAATTTGGGAGGATATTAGCTGTGCCTATAGTTGATGGTGTAGATATATGCCAACAGCTTATAGATGAAGGACACGCTCGCCCCTACTTTGGTGGCACTAAAGAACCCTGGGTATAACAATGATGGGTAAAGTTATTGTAGAAGTATTAAAAGGAGAAAAAAATATGTCAGAATCTTTTGGTCAATGGTTGAGTAGAATATTTGTCGGCAAGCCAAACAAAGAGCTATCAGAAATGACTAAGCTTGAGCTAGAAGCTAAAGGCCGGGAAGTAGGCATAGAGTTAGACCGCAGGTTAATGAAACATAAATTAGTTAAACAGCTTGAAAAGAAGTTAGGACGAACACATGCTTGAAGAACTAGCTGACATGCTTACAGCAGACGAAGGTTTGCGCTTAAAGGTTTATGACGATCATAATGGTGAGTTTATAAAAAAGGGTTATACTGTTATAGCACAACCAACTTTAGGAATCGGTAGAGAACTAAGTATGTTTGGTATAACAGAAGATGAAGCCCGGTACTTGTTAATGAATGACATACAACGAGTATTAAAAGAAGCGGAAGCATTTGAATGGTGGAATTATTTAAACGAAGCTAGAAAAATATGTGTTGCTAATATGTTATTTAATCTTGGCTTAACACGTTTCAATAAGTTTAAGAATTTTAAAGCACGATTAAAAGAAAGCAACTGGCCTAAAGCTGCTGATGAAATGATGGATAGCCGATGGGCTAAACAAGTTAAAACCAGAGCGCAAAGATTAGAGAAGATCATGCGAACTGGTCAACTGCTTACTTAAATACCCGCTTGTGCCATGCCTTGTCTTATACGATTGTCTCTATCTCCGTCTTTAAACCAATGCACATATTGTTTTTTAGTAAATTCTACAGACTCATGGCCTAGTAATTGGCTAACAATATAATAATCACTCCCAAATTTATCAAACAATATAGAAGCAAAGAAGTGTCTAAGATCATGCCATGTAAAAACATCAACATTACTTTTTTCTATAGCTTTCTTTAAATTTTTACGGAAAACTTTTCCCTGTATTGGAGCGTTGTTTCTATTAGAAAAAACAAATTTGTTGTCTTGTGGCCTTCCTTGTTTTAAATATTCTTTCTTTAAAGATTTAGAAAGTTTTTCACTCATAGGTATTTCTCTTGTAGATCCTCTAGTTTTGGGAACACCTATCTCCTCTCCACACTTAGCTAATTTAACAGCTTGCTCTATTCTAATAATTCCCTCTTCAAAATTAATATGTTTCCACATCAATGCTCTTTGCTCTCCTTGGCGCATACCCGTAGCTATTGCTGTGTAATACACAAGACTAAAAGTATTGTCTACAGCATCCATAACTTTGTAAATAACCTGTGGATTAATTTTTTCTGCTTTAAAATCTTTTTTATATTCTTGAGGCGCATCTATTTTAGCATGGTCTATTGGATTAACAGACAAATAAGAACTTGCTACACAAAATTTAAATATTTCTTTAAAGTGAGAAAGATAATTATTTCTTGTTTTAATAGAAGTTTTTCCACCTTGCCTACGATTAATTGTCATAGGGCCAGAAAGAATATTGTTTGTAATTGTTATTGGTGTTCGCATAGGCGGTGCAATAAGAGTAGCTAAGTTCCATTTTGCAAATTCTTTACCAGCAATTTTAGTTTTAGCAAGAAGCTTTGCAGCAGCAATTTTATGTTTACGCTCTGATTCGCCTATACGTTCTTTTAATTGTTGTTGTTTAATCCATTCGTTAATAGCAGATTGCCCTGTGTATGTAGTTACTTTCATTGTATGACCCCTTTTTGTATGACACTTACTGTTAATATAGGCATTATAAATTATAATTACAAGAGGTAAATAAAAAGGGAACCTACTATGGCTCCCTCTCTAATGCTTTGCTAAGAAAATGCTCGGCTAGTCTTATGAGTTCCTCCCTACTTATTTTCCTCCTATAATACTTACTATCATCAACCATAACGCTTAATTCAGTTGCTGTTGTCCAGATCAATAGTTTGGTGGAACTTGGTAATTTCTCCTGCTGGGACATATATATCTCCCCTCTCTCCCACTCTTATAACTTTAATATGCCCGGCATTAATTAGCCTACGTAACTTTTTCCGGGTTGTATCGTTATACTCTTCATTAAACAATTCTTTAATAGCTTGTCTGCTGTCTAATAAAGCACTATTCAGGGAAGCCACCATAAGTTTTCTCCTCTGTTGGTTGTGTAGATTGTTCTTCTCTAGGCTCATTCAGAAACAAATTAAACGTAGCCACTTTAGTTTTTTCATACCCTTGTCCAGTACGCCTAGATAAATGGACGTTCATGTTCTTTCTTTCTTTCTTTATATAGTCTACTAATCGTTGGTGTAATTCTGGGTCGCTAATATTAAGCCAACATGCGGCTTCTACATGATCGTCCATAGTTATATTTCCAAGCATTCTTACTTTACTGTTTGCAAATTCAGGTCTCATTTGTTCATCCTCTCATGTTTATCACTCCAAAGTTCCGCAAGTTGTAAATGCTTTGCTTTATCGTGGGTTTGTAATTCACTTAAATACTCTCTGTTTTTTTCAAACCAGGACATCGTATCTCCTGATGATGAAAACTTTTCTATGTCTGCTTTAGCTATATCAATCCAAGCATCCCAGTTAGCGCTTGGATGAAACTCCGCTGCATTACTATTAGATACTGGTGGCCCATCAAACGGGTCTGGTATCTTATCTTCCGCCATAGGTGCTTCAACAAATGGTGTTGTGTTTGGTGGTCTGTTTGTTGGTTTTTCTGGGATTTCTTTATATGCTTTTTCATGATTCTTCTGGATTTCTGTCTTGCGTACAACAGCATCCATCTCATTAGCACTAGCATATTCTCCACCATGTAGACCTAATGAAGCCAAGGCCCGTCCTATCGAGCTGGTTTCTGCATTCTCCAAAGCGCTTGTCGTATTAACTAATCCTTTACCACGAATCTCTTCAGCCATACCACTTGCTAAGATACGTCCTTCAGGATCAGTTATCTTTGTTATTACACGAACATACTTATCATTTGCTTCTAGTAGTGTTGTGTCTATTCCTAATGCTAAAGCATAGTTCCTACGGAGTATAGTAATACGGTGTTTAACTTCTAGGTACATCTTATTACCCTTCTGTCGTACACCAGCCGTAGCCGTCATGTTATCCGCTTCAGCCATAATATCTTTGTGCGGTTTAATTGTTTGTTCCATTACTCTTCCTTCTTTGTAAACACAGAGATAGGTCTCATGTGCGCTCGCTTGCTACGTTCATAACCAACAAATTGCCACTTATCTTCCTTCCTTCTAAACACAGCGCCTAATGTTCTAGGGTCTATGTTATCTGGTGGTGGACAAACATCTCTTATATCATTAATGGTTATTTCTTTCTTACCACCATGATACAACTGGTCTGCTGCAAAACGTGCTTGTTCTAAATAAGCTGCTCGAACTTCCTCTAAGCGCTCCATTACTAATTCTAATTGTTGTTGGCCTTCACTCATATTAAACTCATTGCTATTACTACAAGATACCAACACCCTAGTAATGTGGCAGCTGGTACTAATATGTTAAAAAAGATACTCTTGTTTTTTTTAGTAAAATCACATACAAGAGGTTGTACGTCTTTATTAGCGTGCATCATATGAACTGCGAGTGTATCGGTGAAAAGTCTTGACCCTTTTGATTCTTCATTCGCAGTTTTTTTTGTAACTGTCTCCATAATTATCTCCATATTTTCTTAGCTTCGCTCAAGACTTCAGGATGAAGGTCTTTCCAAGCGAACATATGATCCCATTGCGGATCACATAGTCGTAGTAGTTCTTCTGTGTTGCTTGCAACTTTAAGCAGACGTTCCCTTCTGGAACATGCTTCCATCAGAAAATCTAAAGCAACACGAAGCTCATCTTCTGACGGTTTAAAAACTTTAAAAGTATTTCTATTGGCATAAACTATTGTTGGCAGCTGACCAGACAAATGCCAGTAGCCTGCAATCTGTGTAAGATGGCTAAAGCGTGGTTCTTTAGGTATACTATTTGCTTTAGGGCTATCGCTATAAGCCATCTGATCCCACATAGTCTTTAACTCTATTCTTTGATGGTAGTCTGGACGGCCATTGTATTGTAGCTCATTGCCCGGTAAAGCTTTAAAGAGATTTATTTCTCCTTCTAAATCATTAATCCCTTGAGCAGCTATATTTAATCCATCTAAAGCGTGCTTGCATACTAATTCTAACTCACAGAACTCTCCATCAGCATCTTTCCTATAAGTTGGCTCGTCTTTATAGGTCTTTAATGCGTACTTAGGCTCTGTCCTATGCTTAATAACAGCATTTTCTTTCTCACTATCATGCCATTCTAAAGGTTTAAAATGTTGCAATTTTGCTACAGCATTACGGTAAGCATCTCCTGGACTAATCTCATTCAATAAAATATCATCACAATATTCTTGCACCACAACACCCGATGTCATGTTTGGATTTTCATTTTTGTTTATGTTAATAATGTGTTGGGCTTTTTGTATATCGCCTTTAATTTCTTTCTTAACAATCTTCCACGCTGTATTAACTTGTGGTCTTACCCAACATTTATTCCACAGGGTATAGCCGTCTGGCATAGATGGATTGCTGTGGTGAAAATAGTTATTCTTTTCTGCATAATCTGGATATTTTATAAATGTCATAATTCCCCCAATTAATTTTATAAACAAAACAGTATTTTAATTATGCTATGCTGTCAACACTTATGTTTAAATAGGTTTAATATGGAACATATTGTTTTATTAATATCTTTTAATGACATACAAATAAATTATAACATAGGAGTTGACGAATTATGACAAATGCCATACTGTGCTGTTATGAAATTAGAGCAATTTAGATCCAATAAGAAATTAAGCTACGGGCAACTTGCGTCTCGATTAGGTGCAAACCATGCTACGATTGTTAGACGATGGTGTTTACCTAAAGGCCACAAGCAACGTATGATTCCATCAGAAAAGTATATGGATAACATAATTAATTACACACAAAGTGCAGTTATGCCCAACGATTTTTACAGAGAATAAATGTTAGAAGATGATTTACAGAAGTATGTCATTCAATGGTTAGAAATAGCTTTGCCAGATAACTCACTCTATCATCATTCGCCTAATGAAGGTGTGCGGCATGTAGCATTTAGGCGCAAGTTAAAGGCTATGGGTATGGTTAGCGGTTGGCCTGACATTGAAATCTTTGTACCTAGAGAAGGATGGATACATCCATTAGAGAAAGCCGGGATATTCATAGAGCTAAAAGCCAAGAAGGGGCGCATGACGGAGAATCAGAAAGCGATTCAGCGGTGCTTGCGTATGACTGGAGAACATATTGAAACGTGTTACAGCCTACAGCAAGTAAAGCTGTGGCTCAATACATTAGTGGAGTTAAAGAAAAACCCACGGATGCAAATAATTGAGAAGATGTGTCCTTGAATGACAAAGAAAAAATCAAAGTACTATCACTCTTTGCAGGCATCGGAGGTATCGACCTCGGATTGGAAAGCACAGGAAGATTTGAAACCGTCCAGTTCGTTGAGTACGAGCGATTCTGCCAACACATACTCAGACGACATTGGCCAGATGTTCCTATTTGGGGAGACGTCAAAACCTTTGATCCAGACAGCTGCGGAGACATCGACCTTATCTGTGGAGGATATCCCTGTCAGCCCTTCTCCGTTGCCGGGAAGCAAAAAGGCGCAGAAGATGACCGCCACCTCTGGCCGAGAATGTTTGAAATTATTAAGCACAAAAGACCCACTTGGGTTCTTTGCGAAAACGTGTCTGGTCATGTCAACTTGGGCCTCGACCAAGTGTTATTTGACTTGGAAAGTGAAGGTTACTCCTGGCAAACGATTGTATTGGGAGCTGTGGCCGTTGACGCCCCGCATAGAAGGCAAAGACTTTTCATCGTGGCCAACACCGACAGCAAAGCAAGGGGGAATACCAGAGGGAGTGGAGAAGCAGAACGGAAATTACAGCCGCAAGAACAAGCAGGGAGTACGGTGGGGAGTGAGGCTACAGGATGCGGTGGATTACGAGGAGAAGCAGAAGATGTGGCCAACACCCAAGACATCGGACATGTACTCAGCGCACATGAAGGAAAACAATCAGGGCGTTCCGCACGATGTGGCGAAGGGCAATCTGAGGGGAACAGTAAAAATGTACCCAACACCAATGTCGAGGGATTGGAAGGACAGCGGATCGATAGAGAAATTAGCGGAAAAAAAACATCAAGAAAGTTTGATGAGCATAGTAGCGAAGGAGATGTTTCTGACACCATCAGCGAACGAGGATGCAGCGGGCAGACCGGGAACCAAGATGCAGAAGATGTTGGGGAACAGCCCGGAGGTACGGAACACGGGGAACGGAGCATTGAACGCAGACTGGGTGGAATGGTTGATGGGGTTCCCACTTGGATGGACGAACCTGACATCCCAAGAGTTACAACAAATCAAGTTGGAAGAACGCAAAGACTCAAAGCGCTTGGCAACGCAGTTGTCCCCCAAGTCGTTGCACAAATCGCCAGAGCCATCATCATTGAGCAAGACAGATGAATAAGGAGCAACTTACAGCGCTGCAAGAATTAGATTGCATTGAAGGAGCATTAGACGAAGCCCGGAGATTAGTTAAGAGCGGAGCAAAGCCCCAGGATATTATGCGAGATTTTAATAAGAGTAAGACAAGCAGTAGCTGGATTATTGTTGTGGCTAACATGGCGAGCTGGTGGAAACAGCATAAGAATAGGATGGAGGGCGAATGAAAAAACATCATGATGGAGTCGGAACATTTTATGAGTGTTGCGCTTTATGTGGAGAAACCATGACATTGAAAGACGGAAAGCGAGCATTATGTGCGGAGTGCTGGGAGAAAGAACGCAAGATTTATGAGCGACCAAACAACTGGAAACGAAAATACCCTGACAGTAGCTGACACAAGGTATTGACAAGAAAGAAAAGCGATGCATATAATCTACAAGCAAGCAAGCAAAACACTAGAGTATACTCTAGAGTATACCCTTGATGTAACATTCAAACAACTTAACTTTCCAAATAATAAACTTACACAAGAGTTTACTCAAGAGACTACTCTAGAGTATACTAGAGTGTCGGATGCTGATGTAGCAAAGGCCAAGCAAGTTCTTGCTCAAACCACCAAAATGAACAACCCGTTCTACTATGCAGCTGTAAAAAAAAGGCAGCGTGATCCCTTTCAATATCGTTATGATAAGATGTTAAATTCATTAAGAAGAACGTATAGTGCTGACCGCTTTGTCAGTTTACTGAAAGTGTTATCACAATCTACATTGACGGAGAGAGATGACTGGTTAAGGGGGATGGAAGATGCAACAAGGTAATTGGAGCGTTACAGATCTTGATGGATTATTTAAAGAAGCTGCACAAACACTACGTTTGTTGCCTGGAGCTATTAGAAAGCAGAAGTTAAACTATTGGCCAGACACACAACAGAGTTATTGGGATGTTTATAACTACCATGATGTTGGGATGGTGAGGATAACACCAACAACTGGACAAGTAACACGACTAGAGTTTGCTTTAGAGGTAGGGCTAAAGATAGCGAGAGAGGATAATCAACTCTTGTGGCGTGTAGGAATGAGTAGTGTATTTAGAGAGAGAGGGCCTCAATGGAGGAAGTTAGCGAAGGTGTATCATTGTGATGGGAGGACAGTTAAGAGACGGTATGAGCAAGCTCTTATTCGTCTCTATTACTATTTGAAAGAGAATTAGTATTGCATTATTCTTTGTTTTGTTCTTCAGTTAAATCAACAACAAGAATATGGTTATCTAAAAACTTTCGTGTTTCTTCTTGTTTCTTTTTGTCGGCTAATTCAAACCCTCCTAAGAAATAGGCTTTAAGAGAGTTTGTGTTTGCTGACTTGCGGATAGATGCCTGATGATTTCTCATTAAACACCTACCTTTCTCATACGAAAGGATTTATTAGTTTCTATAACGATAGGATTCTTTTTGTTTTCATGTAAAGCATCTATAGCCTGTCTACGTTGATCCATTATTTCTACTTCTTTGGCTACAAAGTCTTTGTATTCCTGGTATATACCTGAAAATATTACTTCTTTACGTTCTGATCTCTCATCAAGGTTTAACTTCCATTCTGTTACAGTAATCTTTACATGACCAACTATACCAAAAGTAACTGCATAATGAAATTGTCTATCGCCATGTCTTTCTGGATTATCTATTAGTTCATAGATAGAAGGATAGGTTGCAGATTTATACTCTTGTTTCATTATTTCTTTTATAAATCTTGGTGGTGCATTTACCCAATCATTATTGTTAGCGTTAACTTTGTCCATTAGCTGAACAAGTGTCTGTCCAGCTTCTGCTACATAACCATCCATATGTCTGTAGAAGTTGATTGCTGTTGTGTCTGTTTTGATTGTTAATGTTGAACGTGTACTCATTATTTGACCCCTTTGTTGTTGAGAGAGTTAATTCCCTCTCAATAGTAATATGGGGTCTATGACATAAAGTGTCAAGGTATTTACATTAATTCTTTTTTATTAGTTGCCAATGACACGAAATCGCATTAAGTTTAGTTAAAGTTTGAAAATAGATAGGCTAGAGTGAGACCCCTTGCTCTAGTCTTTTTTTATGGAACCACTATGACAAAGAAGAAGAGTATCATTACAGTTGAGCTATTGGAGAAGATAGCAGAAGAGATGGCCAATGGGGTTAGTCTTGTTCAGATTGTAAAGAAGAATGATTGGTGTCCCTCTTATAGGCAGATCATTCGTGTTGTTCAGAAAGATCCAGAGTTGTATGAGATCTATCGTAAAGGTAGAGTAATGCAGGCGGAGTATTATAGTGATCACATAGCAGAGTTAGCACAGCAGCCTCTTGATAAAGATGGAGACCCAAGGTTTATGAATGCAGAAGTGCAGCGCAGAAGGCTTGAGATAGATAGCTTGAAGTGGTCATTGGCTCGCATACAACCTTATGGGTTGAGAGACAAGAAAGAGAATGCTGATGTTAATGCTGGTGGTATTACATTGACCTGGGCTAATGGTGAAGTGAAGGCAGAGACTGTAGGTTAGTGTGTTAGGAGGGGGAGGATTACGTCTGTGTATAGACACAGCTACGCGCATGAGTAGATGCAACTAAGAATCATTTGCAATAGGTAGAGGTCAATCGGTTTGTAACCGATAGAACTTTGGCAGTCTCCTCCCGTTTATTAAACATAGTGGACAGGATGTGGACAATAATTAATTAATTGATGCACATTTATTTCTTTTTTTTGAGAACTTGACCCCCCACCACCCCCCAGAAACGGGCGCTGGTAGGATGTGTGTGTGTTACTAGATAGGAGTGTCTGACCCTTGCACATCGAGATACCTTACACACCCAGACCACTACAAGCAGACTTGCACACACAGCTTGATAAAAACCGCTGGGCAGTAATCGTATGCCATAGAAGGTTTGGCAAGACTGTGATGGCTATAAACCACTTGTTAAGGGCTGCTATAATGTGTCCAGACCGTTCCCCAAGGTTTGCGTACCTAGCGCCTACGTATCGACAAGCGAAGGCTGTTGCATGGGATTATCTCAAGCAGTTCTCTGGAGCGATACCCGGAGTAAAGTTTCATGAGACGGAGTTGAGGGCGGATCTTCCTAATGGTGCAAGATTAACGCTTCTTGGTGCTGAGAACCCAGACAGTTTACGAGGTATTTATTTAAATGGATGTGTAATGGATGAGGTTGCGGATATGCCAGAGACGGTATTTCCAGAAATTATTCGTCCAGCGTTATCGGATAGAAAAGGATTTTGTTATTTTATAGGAACACCCCGTGGCCATAATATGTTTTTCGAGTTGTATGAACAGGCTAATCAGTTGGATGATTGGTATAATATTGTTTATAAGGCATCGGAGACAAAGATTGTAGATGATGAAGAATTAACGGCTGCTAAGACTATGATGACAACGGATCAGTATGACCAGGAGTTTGAGTGTAGTTGGGTAGCGAATGTCCCCGGTGCGATCTATGGTAAAGAATTACAAGCTTCGTTAGAAGAAAATAGAATTACTAAAGTTCCGTATGACCCGGCATTGAAAGTATTGACGTTTTGGGATTTAGGAATTGGCGATTCTACGGCTATATGGTTTGTGCAGGTTCATGGTAGAGCGTTAAATGTAATAGATTATTATGAAGCACGTAATGAGGGCTTACCCCATTATGTAAGTGTGTTGCAGAGAAAAGGATATTTATACGGAGACCATTGGGCGCCCCATGATATTGAAGTGAGGGAACTTGGAAGCGGCAAAAGTCGCAGGGAAGTTGCATGGGACTTGGGGCTGAACTTCCGGGTAACACCGAAGTTACCGATTGAAGATGGTATACACGCCGCACAGATGTTAATACCTCGGTGTTGGTTTGACCAGGATAAATGTAAAATAGGTTTAGAGGCCTTGAGGCATTATCATAGAGCGTATAATGAAAGAACACGAAGTTTTAGAGCAAGTCCAGTTCACGACTTCTCCAGTCATGCAGCGGATGCATTTCGGTATTTTGCTGTCGGATTGAAAGAACAAAAAGATTGGTCGCATCCACCGCAAAGGATTGCGTCAAGTGATTATAACCCTTTTACACATAAAGGAGATTCCCAATGGGTTTCTTAAGTCCTAAAGCGCCACCAGCGCCCCCTCCTCCACCGCCACCTCCACCTCCTCCGGGAATTGAAGGTGCGGATAAAGGAAAAATAGCGCAAGAAGAAAAAAGATTAAAAAGACGTAAAGGTGTGCAAGATACTATTTTAACAGGTTCTGGATTAACACAAGAAGCAGGTGCATCAAGCACTTACAAACCAACTTTATTAAAATAAATAACAAAGGGAGAAAATTATGGGTGGATTTTTTGGAGGCGGAGGCGGCGGAGGCGGTGGTGGAACACCAATGCAACCGTCAAAACCATATGTGCAACCAGCAAAAGCTATTCGTTCGGATGAACAAGAATCAGGAAAAAAGAAAAAGAAAAAAATGGTTTCTGGCGAAGCAGCAACAATGTTGACAGGGACACAAGGGTTAACAACATCTGGCGAAAGCAAATCAACAAAATCTTTATTAGGAGATTAATATGCCTATTGCCAATAAAAAAGCAGTAGCCTATTTAAGTCAGTTAAGCGTTTTAGAAAATCAGCGTTCTGTATGGGAAAATCATTGGCAAGAATTAGCCGATTATATTTGTCCACGGAAAGCGGATATTACAAAACGAAGAACCGCTGGCGATAAACGGTCTGAATTAATCTTTGATGGTACCGCTATTCATGCAGCGGAAATGTTAGCAGCGTCTTTACATGGTATGCTGACTAATCCGTCTACACCGTGGTTTAGTTTAAAGTTTAAAGATCGTAACCTAGATGGTAATGATGAAGCAAAAGAATGGCTGCAGGGCGTAACAGAAGTTATGTATTCTGCATTTAATCGATCAAACTTTGCAGAAGCCGTGCATGAATTGTATTCGGACTTAGTTGTATTTGGTACAGGCGTAATGATGGTAGAGCGAGATGCGTCTACAAACTTACGTTTTTCAACACGTCATATTGGGGAATGTTTTATTTCCGAAGATGCACAAGGCCGTGTTAATACGGTATACCGTAAATTTAAAATGACCTGCATTGCGGCTAAAGAAATCTTTGGCGTAGAAGCGTTGCCAACTGGTATGCAGAAAAAAGCTATAGAAGAGCCGTATACAGAAGTAGAATTTTGTCATATTGTCCATCCAAGAGAGAATTATGATCCTAATAAGGTAGATAGTCTTAATAAACCGTATGCATCTATCTATATTGATCCAGAAGATAAACAAATTATTTCGGAAGGCGGATTTGATGAACTTCCCTATTTGTGTCCTCGTTGGTTAAAAGCCAGCTTTGAACGTGGTTATGGGCGCTCCCCTGCTATGACTGCGCTTGCAGACACAAAAATGTTGTCAAAAATGTCAGAAGTAACCATTCGGGCAGCACAAAAGCAAGTTGATCCCCCGCTTATGCTGCCTGATGACGGTTTTATGATGCCTATTCGTACGGTTCCAGGAGGATTAAACTTCTATAGAAGTGGTACAAGAGACCGTATTGAGCCTCTAAATACCGGGGCAAACAACCCTTTAGGCCTACAAATGGAAGAACAAAGACGCCAAGCTATTCGTGCAGCGTTTTATGTTGACCAATTAATACTAGGGCAAGGCCCACAAATGACAGCTACCGAGGTTATACAGAGAACGGAAGAAAAAATGCGCTTACTAGGCCCAGTTTTAGGTAGGCTGCAGGCTGAATTATTACAACCATTAATTGAAAGAGTATATTCAGTATTAACACGCCAAGAAATGTTTGCACCGCCACCAGAATTTTTACAAGAAAGCGATGTTGAGATTGAATATGTATCACCGTTAGCAAAAGCACAACGCTTTGGCGATATACAATCCGCTATGCGTTTGTTTGAAAGTCTGGCTCCGTTATCACAAATTAATCCGGGTGTATTTGATTATGTTGATATGGATGGATTAGCTAAACATATTATTAGAGTGTTGGGTGTTCCAGCAACAGTTGTGAAGTCCGATGAGCAAGTTGGTCAAGAACGCCAACAAAAAGCCGATCAACAAGCACAAATGGCGGAACAACAACAAATAGCAAACCAAGCACAGGCTATGGGTGATGCCGCTCCTATGATTAAAGCGATACAACAATAATGGCTATAAATTATCGTGGACAAACATTTTCTGGGTATAACAAAGCAAAACGTACTCCTGGACATAAAACAAAGTCCCATGCGGTGTTAGCAAAAACAGGAACAGACATAAAACTTATACGTTTTGGCCAACAAGGTGTTAGTGGCGATAAAAAAAAGACACCACGTTCAGACGCTTTTAAAGCACGACACGGAAGTAATATAAAAAAAGGTAAGATGAGTGCCGCTTATTGGGCTAACAAGGTTAAATGGTAGGAGAGTAACATGGCTAAAAAAGGTTTATATGCAAATATTCATGCTAAACGTAAAAGAATAAAAGCAGGTTCTGGTGAAAGTATGCGTAAGCCCGGAAGTAAAGGCGCTCCAACTTCTGCTAATTTTAAGAGAAGTGCTAAAACTGCTAAGAAAAAGACATTAATATAATATGTTTAAAACAGACACCGATAGATTAGAAACCTATAAAAGAATGTTTGCAACCGATGATGGCAAACAAGTCTTAGAAGATTTAAAAGAACGGTTCCATATTGATACAATGACGTTTGTGGATAACAACCGGGAATTAACTTTTGTCCATGAGGGGCAAAGAAGTGTGGTCTTATATGTACTGCATTTATTAAAAGAAGAAAAACAAAACCAACAAACAATAGCGGAAGGATAATAACACATGGCGGAAGAACAGGTAGCGGATGCTCCAGTAGTTGAAACTGGGGAAGCACCGTCTGATTGGAAAGCAAGTCTCCCAGACGATATAAAAAATAACAGTTTAATACACAATATGGATGATGTGGAAACATTAGCCAAAACAGCAATCCATGCACAATCTATGGTTGGTGCCGAGAAAATAGCTATTCCTGGTAACTGGGCTAATGATGATGATTGGAATGGAGTGTACACTAAACTAGGCCGTCCAGAAGCAGCAGAAGGATATGAGTTAAAAAATCCTGAAGGCGCTCAAAGTGTAGATGGCGATATTAAAAGTTGGTACCAAGATTTAGCACATGATGCAGGATTAAATAACCGCCAAGCGCAAAAGATATATGAAGCGTATATAGCTAAAACAGGCGAAATGGCTCCTGTAAATGAAGAATTAACAGAACAAGATATAGAAATACAAAAAAGCGAAACCGAAGTTACCCTTAAAAAAGAATGGGGTAAGGCGTTTGATCAGAAATTAGACGAAGCAAAAGGCATATTAGAGCAATTTGCCCCAGAAGGTTTTGCAGAAATAATGACAAAAGACGGTGTTGCATTAGGTAATTCTCCAGAGTTTATAAAAACTATGGCCAACATAGGTAATTATATAAATTCTAAAGTAGGAGAAGATAAGATTATTGGCGCTAAACAAACGCCATCTCTTACACCACAAGATGCAGAAAAAGAAATAGCAATGTTGCGTGGCGATCCTAAAGATAAAGGCCCGTACTGGAACAATAAACATCCAGATCATGCAGCAGCTGTCGCAGAGGTTTCACGACTAATGGAATATTTACATCCAGAAGTCGAGGAGTAGGATAAGCGTAAGCCCCTACCGAGCCAACAGCGTTAAGTTGGAGGTAGCATACTTAATGTTAAAGTGTCTTGTAATACAGGGTAGCACTTGATTTTTTTTAACCTATAACACGGAGGCTTATATGTCTACACAAGTAAGTACAGCTTTCGTCCAGCAGTTTTCTTCGAATATTACTATGTTATCACAGCAAATGGGTTCCCTTTTGCGTGGTGGTGTAGATTCAGAGACTATTACTGGAGAGAAAGCATTTTTCGACCAAGTCGGAAAAGCAGCCGCTGTGGTGCGTACTACACGACATGGAGATACCCCATTAATGGAAACTCCACATACGCGTAGAATGGTATCACTTTCTGATTATGAATGGGCAGACCTTATAGATTCTGTCGATAAAGTCAGAATGCTTGCAGACCCTACTTCTACTTATGCAAGAGCAGCAGCAGCAGCGATGGGAAGATCAATGGATGATGTTCTAATCGCAGCAATGAACGGCAATGCACAAACAGGCAAAGCAGGCACAACAGCTACAGCTTTACCAGCAGGGCAAAAAGTTGCTCATGGTTCCGCAGGTTTGACTATTGCTAAATTAGTAAGCGCTAAGAAAATTCTTGACGCTAATTCAATCGATCCGTCTATTCCGAGATACATAGCGGTATCACCAGAACAAATTGAGGATCTGTTAAATAATACAACAGTAACCAATGCAGACTTTAATACTGTTAAAGCTCTTGTTCAGGGTGATATAGACACTTTTGTTGGTTTTAAATTTATCGTTACTAATCGTCTAACTGACGATGGTACATCCAGATTATGCCCTGCTTGGGTTGAAGATGGCGTTAAATTAGGAATTGGCAAAGATGTCAACGCTCAAATTACGGAAAGAGCGGACAAAAGCTACAGCACACAAGTTTACTATTGCATGTCTATTGGGGCAACCCGCATGGAAGAAGAAAAAGTTGTGCAAATAGCTTGTAACGAGTAAGGGAGGATTATATAATGGGTACAGTTTATTCTGATCAAAAGACTAAATGGGATCAAAATAATCCGACTGAAGCAATTAAGCCTATTGAGATGGCTGGTCGTGTTCGTGTAGCATACGGTTCTTATACCGCATCTGCTGAACAATCAGACATTCATATGTTTAATTTACCAAACGGTGCAAGAATATTGTCTGGTGAATTAGTACATGTGGCTTTAGGTTCTTCTACAACAGCATCTGTAGGCCATGCAGCTTATACAAATGCAGCGGGAACTGCGGTAGCAGCTGACGTTGACGAGTATAAAGCAGCAGCCGCTTCTACATCAATTACTACAGTTGATATAGCAGCAACGGCAGCGCTTGGCAGAAATTCTGTTGTTGACGCAAACGGTGATGGGCTTCCTGTTACTGTAAGTGTTTCTGGTGCCAATGGTACTGGTTTAATAGAACTTAAAATGCTTTACGTTATTGATTAATACAAATTGGAGAGAGCAAGCGTTATGCTGCTCTCTCCCTTTTATTTAGGAAAAAATAATGGCTTCAGACGTTGATATAGCAAATAGTGCATTAAATAATTTAGGCGCATCTAACATTAATGCGTTAACAGAAGATAGTGTAGCAGCCCGTATCTGTAACCAACGCTACGAGTTTGTCCGTGATTCTGTATTTAGAGCGCATCCTTGGAATTGTTTAGTAAAAAGAGCATCATTAGCGCAAAACACTACAGCGCCTGATTGGGAATATACCTATGCTTTTAATTTACCAACAGATCCTTATTGTTTGCGTGTTTTACGAGTAGAAGATTTAGATACAGATTTTAAAGTAGAAGGAAGAACAATAGCTTCCAATAATGCTACTATGAAAATAAAATATATAGGACGAATAACAGATCCTAATGAATATGACATGTTATTAATTGAATGTTTGTCTGCACGATTAGCAGCTGATATAGCGTATGCAATTACAAACAATAATGCATTAACAGCGACTATGTGGGAAATGTATGGCCAAAAATTAAGCGAAGCACGCTTTGTAGACGCTACTGAAGGAATGCCTGGAACAGAAGGTGTCGATCATGGAGTAATACACTCTAATACCTTTATTAATTCGAGGTTCTAATGCGAGCTACTACTGCTTTTACAAATTTTACTTCTGGCGAAATAAGTGATTTATTAGATGGTCGTACGGATTTAACACGGTACACTAATGCCGCTAAAAGGTTAACAAATTTTATGGTGCATCCTGCAGGTGGTGCAGCAAGACGTCCAGGTACAAAGTTTATACATGAAGTAAAATCAAGTGCAGCAGCGGTGCGTTTAGTACCTTTTGAGTTTAATACAACTACAGCTAATACTTATATACTAGAATTTGGTAATTTATATTTTAGAGTATTTCGAGATGGTGGTATTGTAACAGAATCAAATGTTACTATATCAGGCATTACTAAAGCTAACCCAGCCGTTGTTACAGCAAACGGTCATGGTTATTCTAATGATGACCACGTTATTATTAATAGCGTTGCAGGAATGACAGAAGTCAATGGCGGAACTTTTGTTGTAAAAAGCAAAACAACAAATACTTTTGAAATACAAAATGTTGATGGAACAAATATTAATTCATCAGCATTTACTACTTATACATCTGGCGGTACATCGGCAAGAATATTTGAAGTAACAACACCGTACACAACAGCGCAAGTAGCAGATTTAAAATTTACACAATCAGCGGATGTTATGTATTTAACACACGTTGACCATGATCCAAGAAAATTAACACGAACAGCACATACAACATGGACATTAAGCACACCAAGTTTTGTTAATGGCCCGTATTTAGATGAAAACAGTACAACAACTACATTAACAGCTAATGCACGAACTGGTAGCAGTTGCACAATTACAGCATCGGCTGATTTATTTGTAAGTACGGATGTTGGTCGTACTATTAAAATATACGAAGGTTATGCTAAAATAACAGCCCGTACTAATGCAACAGTTGTTGTATGTACTGTGCAAACAGACGAAATAGGCCAAGCCGAATTATTGCCATCATACACAGCTAGTACTATAAGTTTAGTAGAAGGCGATCCAGACGCTACAGGTAAATCACACAATGACTTTATAAGAGACAGCACTAAGCAATTTATAGAACAAGGTTTTAAGGAAAACATGACTATAACAATGACAGGTGCTAGTAATAGTGGTAACAATAAAGACTATGAAATTGTTAAAGTAACAAGCGATGAAATAACACTTGTTCCAGTTGATGATGTTATAGCTGAATCAGCGAGTAATAGCATTACAATAGTTGGTAAATTACAAGCTACAAAAGATTGGTCATTAGGCGCTTTTAGTGAGACAACAGGTTATCCAAGAGCCTGCGCTTTTTATGAACAAAGATTAGTGTTTGCAGGAACAGCAACACAACCGCAATCGTTATACTTTAGTGTAGCAGGTGATTTTGAGAATTTTACTGAAGGCGATACAGACGCTAGTGCATTAAATTACACTATTGGTTCTAACCAAGTAAACCGTATTGTATATTTGGCTAGTGCCAGTTCTTTATTAGTAGGAACAACAGGCGGTGAGTTTGTGGTGCGAGCTTCTGGAACAGATGAACCGTTAAATCCAGAAAATGCACAAGTTAAAAAACAAGCCAGTTATGGTAGCGCTGATACACAGCCTGCTCAAATAGGCGGATATACATTATTTGTGCAAAGAGCAAAACGCAAAATAAGAGAATTGCATTATGTGTATGATACGGATAGTTACCAAGCAACAGATTTAACAATACTTGCCGATCATGTAACAGAAAATGGCATTATAGAATTAGCGTATCAACAAGAGCCAGACAGCATAGTATGGGCTGTAACAGGCGATGGTAGGTTATTAGGGTTAACATATCGTAGAGAAGAAAACGTAGTAGCGTGGCATCAACATAAATTAGGGGGTACTTGGGTAGATGGAAGCACTACTTACAATTATGGGTTTGTAGAAAACATTGCAACTATTCCTGGGGAACTTAACCAAGACAATTTATACATAGTTGTTAAACGTACTATTAATAGTGTAACCAGACGTTTTGTAGAATTTTTATCGTTATCAGATTTTGGTTCAGATGTTACCGATGCTTTTTTTGTCGATAGCGGATTAACCTATTCTGGTTCTAGTGCATCAACAATAAGTGGTTTAGATCATTTAATTGGTCAAACGGTTTCTGTTTTAGAAGAAGGATCAGCACATCCTACAAAAACTGTAGCATCAGGAGCTATAACATTAGACAGGGCTACTACTAAAGCGCATGTAGGGTTAGGTTATACGTCAACATTAGAAACGCCTCGTATGGAAGTGCCAATGGCTACAGGCACTATACAAGGTAAGATTAAAAAGATTTACAATGTAACTGTTAGATTTTTTAGAACAGTTGGAGCCTCGGTTGGTACACGTTCTGATAATTTAGATGTAATACCATTTAGAGACAGTTCGGATGCAATGGACACAGCGGTACCATTATTTACAGGCGATAAAAATATTGAAGCGCAACCTAATTGGGACACAGAAGGCAGTATTATAGTTGAACAATCACAACCATTACCTATGACAATTGTAAGTATATACGCTTCTGTAGACATACAAAATAAATGAAAATTGTTCCGTTTATACCAGAACATGCTGCCGATATAATACATAACAAAAAGTTATCAATAGGCACATTATATCCAAAGCATGAATGGAAAG